TTACAGGTCGAGACAAGATATCTTCTATAGTATGATTGCGACTTTCAGAAGCTGGAGCTATAACGTCATTTTCTGGCGATACAAGCTCGGGTAAAGAAGCTTCTTGAATAGCGGCATCATCTACAAAAGTTGTTATCTCGTGAGGTGTAGATGCGGGCGCAGGGTCCGACGCAAGTATTGTTGTCGTTGGATCCTGCATTGTTGATTTTGAATTCATGTTTGTTTCAGACATGAGGCTGGGTGAATTTTCATTTGTATTTGCAGCAAGTACTTAATTTAACGTTAAATTTTATCAGTGTACTTAATCTAATAAAGAAACGGGTTCAATTCTTAGCCTATATTTATGGAGCCACACAAGAATTAATAGAAGTGAATACTTCTGCTCCGGAAAGTAGTGACTAACTTAAGTATACTTAACACTAGGATTCAGGAATTGCTGCACGATAATTGTTAGAACCATCACTATCGAGCCCCATTCCTAGATTTAAAAGAGTTTGTCATAATTCGAATTTCTATATTCTAGATACGAGCAGAACTTAGGTTGAACCTTTAAGCACTTACGACATGCTCGTAAAATTTGCTGGGAACGTTGTTGGAAGATTTCTTGAGGATGCAAAGACAATTCCATTAGCGCAGTTTCAACATTGATGTGCACTGTTTCTTCATCTTCTACATCACCCCGAGTCCAATTACACATTTCCATAATCGTATCCATAACGAGAGGAGCTTGATACACTCTCAAGCCTCTATCGAAACGGAAATCGCGTTTCAGAAAAGATACTTCTGACAACGCTCGATATGGCACTGTGTCTGTTCCCTTGGACTCATCGGTATATGTCATACCGATTGCTGCATATCCTTTGGCGATTGAATTCTGATTGAACAAATCGATAACATTATCGGAAATGTTCAAAACATTATCATCACCAAAGGAGATCAAATTTACATTATGGCTAAAGGACAAACAGCTGGCATGATCAGTCTCCTTCATTATCAAACACCACACTATACGCATCGAGATTGAGTTGTACAGTGAATTG